AACAGATTATTTGAAGATAAGGATATAGAATTAATTTCTCCCTATTTGAAGTACCAAGCCATGGACTTTGGACTTGATTCTACGGGGTCCACGATACTTCTAAGAGACTTAAGTTTAGGTTCTGATAGTTTACTTGTCCCACACGCAGTTAATACGTTAGAAGCGATATCTAACGGTACAACTATTCAGATAAAAATTAAAGATGGTGCTAAAGTTATAGTTGAGTCACTACCTGTTAACGCAGTTAGTATAAATGGCTCTTTTGTAAACTCAGTATTAAATCAAGCGGTTGTTCAGTTAAACGCTATATTCACAAATACTGCGGGGTTCGCCTCAGATGATACTTTTGTAAACTCTTTTACATTGTCGGGTAATGATTTGACTCTAGGTTTAAACGATGGTATTTCCTACACGGTTGACGTAACAACATTAGGTGTAGATGAAAACAACTTTGTATCTAGTGGTTCTTTAAGTGGTTCAGACTTAATACTCACAATGGATGACGCTTCCACGGTAACGGTTGACGCTTCAAATTTAGCAATAGATGAAAATGTAACGGTAACTAGTGGGGTTGTTAGTGGTACTGATTTGGTACTAACATTAAGCGACTCTACAACGGTAACAATAGACGCTTCGGCACTAGGCGGTTCTAGTAGTTCGGGGAACCCTGTAGTAAGTGGTTCTGTTATTGGTACTAATTTAGTTTTAGTTCTAGATGATGCCTCTACGGTAACAATAGACGCTTCAAATATGATTAATGGCTCAAGTGGATTGGCTACTAGTTCGGGGTGGTTCATATCTTATGGTGCAAACGCCAATGACGCAGTAGGAACATCTACAAATGATTCTACAGTTAACCAACAACTACCATTTTATTTTGGCGAAGCACTAGCACAGGGTTCAGAGTTTAAATGGAACTTTCAAAGTAACGGAGGTGCTAATTTAATTATGGGTATTTGGGACGGTGCAGAATCTGCTACTCCTTACAATGGAGGTTCAATAACGGCTTCTAATTGGGGTACAATGTTTATTTATACGAGAGGTTTTACTGCGGGTTCTAACAGTACCTTATTAACTACTAACTCGGGGTCTAAGTATGTGGTATCTAACGGTGACCCAATGGGTATTAGATTCGGTAATGATGGACACTTAACCTTGATAGATTACAGTGGTACTAACGAAGTTGCAGTAGCTAAAACTACTATACCTTTGGCGGTTACATCTTTCAATATGCAGATGCATACATGGGCCAACGGTGTTTTGCCTAACGGAATAATTAATAACGTGGATTACATTTGGGATATTGTACACGACTTCGCCAATACTGAAGCGGGTATCATTAACGGTATCTTAGACCATACGGTTTTAAAGAGTGCTATCTCTATTGAGAAAGGCGAGAAGCTAATGTTTATGCTTGACGAGGTTGGGCAAGGTGATTACTTTGGTACTAACTACACGGCATCTTCAAGTGGAGTAGCTACCGCGGAAGAGCAACTAGACAATGAGTTTAAATACGAAACTAACGAGGCGTTGAGTTTTGTATTTGGCGGTACTTCAGATTGGAACGTAAATACAAACGCTACGTATTACTTTGACAACGGAGCGGGTGTAGTAGGATATAGAAAAGGTGGAGCGAACACAATACAAGGGATGTTCTCAATGAGGTTTAATGATGATGGTAAACTAACTATATACTCGGAAGATAATAACGAAAAGGTCGCAACTGCTAAAGCAGACCCCGTAATAGGCAGTTCGGTTCACTTGCATTATGGTGTAAGAGGTAATAGAGCGTATTACTCTATTCCTGTAATATCTAAGCAGTCTATAAATGGAGGCTCACAGCCCGATGTAAATTTTACACCTACAGTAGCAGACCAAACTGTTAGCGTGACAGAGGGAGATACTTTGAATTTTCAGATTGTTTCTAGTGATAATATAGTAAATCAGTTTGTAGAGTCAGACGCTCCAAGTTGGATGACATTAAACCAAAATAGTGGTGTACTTAGTGGTACGGCACCTTCTTACTTAGGGACAAGTGCAGATACTATTGTTGTTAATTGCAAGGCGGGTAATGCTATCGGTGGAACGGTAGATTTTACGGTAACCGTAACAGTTGCTCAGATATCTTACACTAACACCAAATCTATAAACTTTAACGGTAGTACTAGCTATTTTCAAGGAAACCCCGTAAACATGAACGCTCTAGACAGAGCGACTAACGGAGATGGAAATGCTTGGTCTTTATCAATGTGGGTAAAACCTAGTTCTAATACTTCTAATCAAACGCTATTTGTTTACGGTGCGGGAGATGATTATAATGGTGGTGCTATTACTTTGAAACAATCAGGCGGTACTAGCTTGGTGTTAAATTATGGTACGGTATATGACAATGTTATAATTGTAGCGGCTAACTCTTTTGTAGCTAACACATGGCAGCATGTATTAATCACTTTTGACGGTGGAACTACGGGAAGCGTTCCCGCAGACGCTTCTGACTACTATAGTAGATTTAATGTCCTTATTGATGGAGTTTTTAAAACCAAGATTGGGGTTGCTTCGGGTGGTGGTTATGACGGTGTTATAAGTGGCTCGAATCCTAGCGATAATATATTCAGAATAGGTAGGGCAAGTAACGTGCATAACAACTATTATGATGGTACTATAAACCAAGTGGCTATTTGGAATACAGACCAAACTGCAAACGTTTCTACTATCTACAATGGTGGTTCGACTCAGAACCTAAGTCTTTTATCTACCCCTCCTTCTCATTACTATGAGATAGAGACTAGTGTAACAACTATAACAGATATAGAGGGAAGTGCAGATTTAACAGGTTACAACTTTGTAGCTTCTAACCTAGTAAGTGATAAACCTTAAATAAATAAAATGGGAAAAGAAAGTGTAAATAAAACATCTCCAATAGGAGGTAAAAGAGGTTGTCTTTGTAAAAATGGGAAGTATTCCACTAGATGTTGTAAGGGTAAAAACTTGCAACAAGGCGTGGGTAGTCTAGTAAACCAAGCGAGTACCGTAGAATCGTCTACAGTAGTAGCGAGAACTAGTCAAAATATATCCACAGATACGCAACTATAATTGCAAAAACAAAACAATTTAGATAGTGTTTAGTTATTAAGTTATAAATTAAAAATAAAATGAATCAAAACAAAGTTTTAAACAAAGTAAGAGTCCTTTTAGGATTGGAAGTAGAACTAGAGTCTATGAAGTTAGAAGATGGTGTAACGGTTTTAGATGCAGAAGCATTTGAAGCGGGAGAAGCAGTTTTTGTAATGACTGAAGATGACCAAAAAATCCCACTTCCTAAAGGAGAGTACACTTTAGAGAACGGTCAAGTAGTTTGCGTGGAAGAAGAAGGTATTATCTACGAAATGAAAGACGGAAAAGAAGAAGAAAAAGAAGAGGACGCACCCGAAGTAGAAGAGGAAGTAGAAGCGGAAGCCGAAGCACCTGTATCTGAGGAGGCTAAACCTGTTAAAAAGACGGTAGAATCAGTAGTTAAAGAAACGTTTTTCTCTGAAATCGAAGCTTTAGTGAACGAAAATAAAGAATTGAAATCTCAACTAGAAGAACTATCTAGAATCGAAGAAGTAAAAGAAGAAGAAGCGGTAGAAGAAGTAAAAGAGGAGATTAAAGAAGAAGAAAAAGCAGAAGAAGCAGTAGAATTATCTTCAGAAGAAGCGGGTGCAGAGCCATTGACTCACAATCCCGAAGCGTCTGACAAGAAAGATATGTTTAAATACGCATCTAAAGCTAGGAACAATAGATTAAATAGCATTTTTGCTAAAATGAATAAGTAATAATAACCATAAAAAAATTAAAAAATGGCTACAACAACTTCAATTACGACTACTTACGCGGGTGAAAACGGTGGTAAGTATATCGCAGCCGCTCTTTTGAGCGCAAATACTATCGAGAAAGGTGGTATCACAGTAATGCCGAACGTAAAGTTTCGTGAGACTGTAAAAAGATTAGACGTAGGTTCTGTCCTCGCGGATGGTTCATGTGATTTTACGGCAACTTCAACTATCTCATTGACTGAGAGAGCGATTGAGCCTAAAGCACTTCAAGTAAACCTACAATTGTGTAAAGATTCATTCCGTTCAGATTGGGATGCAATTTCTATGGGTTACTCTGCATTTGATGAGTTACCAAAGTCTTTCGCAGACTTCTTAATCGGTCACGTTTCTGAAAAAGTTGCTTTGAAAATGGAGCAAAACATTTGGTCGGGTGTTGGTACAGGTGTAAACGCAGTATCGGGTGAGTTTGACGGATTGACTACTTTGTTAGCTTTAGACGCTAACCTACCAACTGCTAACGAAATCGCGGGTGGCTCTGACATTTTAGACCCATCTACTGTGGTTGCAGAATTAGGTAAAATTGTAGACGCAATTCCATCTGCACTTTACGGAAGAGATGACCTTCACATTTATGTTTCTCAAGCAGTTTATAAAGCGTATGTTCGTGCAATGAACACTCTAGGTTATGTTGACAAATTCAACAACCAATCTACAGGAGAAATGGTATTTGACGGTATTAAATTATTCGTTGCTAACGGTCTCACAGGTGCTACTGCTATCTGTACTACAGTTGATAACATTTTCTTCGGTTGTGGTCTTCAGAATGACTCTAACGTAGTTAAAGTTATTGATATGGCAGACATCGACGGTTCTGAGAACGTTCGTATCATCATGAGAATGACAGGTGCGGTTCAGTACTACAATGTAGAAGAAATCGTAACATACGGAATTACTAACTCTGCTAACTAAGAGTTTATTAATTGATTAACGAAAGGGGTAGGTAATTGCCTACCCTTTTTTATTATAAACAAAAAAAAATAAAGAATTATGAGTTGTAATATAACAGTCGGCAGAGGTCTTTCTTGTAAAGATTCCGTGAGCGGATTAAAAGCAATATATATCATCAATTACGATGATATCGACTATGAAAACGTAGAATTTGACCTAACGAATACTGACGAGGTTAAGACGTGGACTCCCGCGACACAATTAAACATGTACAAATACGAACTTAAAGGCGCTAACGGATTTGAGACTAGTATTGAAAGTTCTCGCGAAAATGGTACGACGGTTTTTAACGGTGCGTTGAGTATTCAATTAAAGAAACAAGACGTAGCTACACACCACGTAATTAAAAAACTAGCTTATGGCCGTCCTAGGATAGTTATACGTACTATGACAAATCAGTTTTTCCTAATGGGTCTTGAGCAAGGTGCAGATTTAAATGGTGGAACCGTATCTACGGGCCAAGCTATGACGGATTTCAATGGTTACTCTTTGAACTTTGAGTCTAGTGAGACTATTCCTTCACCGTTTATTCAGTGTTCGACTGAGGCAGAATTGAAAGTAGTTTTCAATACAGTAGCAGACGGAAGTGGAGATGACGCAGTTATCGTGTAAATAAAACATTTTGTTTGGTTTTTAAAGGGGATTCTTCGGGGTCCCTTTTTTTGTGGAACAAATACAAGGTTTTTAAGTTAAGTATATATGATAATACTACAAAGTACATTAGACCCTCAAACGTTTAGCTTTATTGCTAAATCTAAGTCTTATGATTCAATGCTTATTAAAGATGAATCTACAGGTATTGAGGTTAGTGTTACAATAGACGAGAATGTTCAAGGGGACTATGTAGATACGATTACAGGCACTTTTACGCTTGTAGAGAATAGATACTATATGTTAACCCTTAAGAGTGGCTCAGACGTTGTTTTCCTAGATAAAGTATTTTGTACAAACCAAGCAGTTCAGACTTATAGCGTCAACAATGACACTTATACTTCTAACGCTTCAAATAATGAATATATAGTATATGAGTAAAGACGTTCACGTATTAAATTTAAGTAGCTACGAAGCACCCGAGATTGTAGAAGATGGTAGAGAAGATTGGGTTACTTTTGGAGAAGATGATTCTTTTTTCTCTTTCCTAATCGACCGTTACAAAGGTTCGACTACTAACGCCTCAATTATTAACAATACCGCTAAACTTATTTACGGTAGAGGATTGAGTTCCACAGACGCTTCTAGACGACCTAACGCATACGCTAGTATGAAAGGTTTACTTTCTAAGAAGACTGTTAGAAACCTATCTACAGACCTTAAGATGTTAGGGAATTGTGCGGTTCAAGTAATCTACACTAAAGACCGTAAAAAGATAGCAGAGATACATCACGTACCTGTACAACTTTTAAGACCCGAAAAGTGTAATAAAAAAGGCGACATAGAAGCGTATTATTTTTCAAACGATTGGACAGATACAAAGAAGTTTGTACCTCAGAGAATACCCGCTTTCGGTCACTCTAAGAATGCACCTATTGAAATATACTACATTAAGCCATATTCGGTTAATATGAAGTACTTCGCTTTACCCGATTATTTCGCCTCTACACCTTATGCTAGACTAGAGGAAGATATTAGCCAATACCTTATAAATGAGGTTAATAGCAATTTCGCGTCGCGGTCGATAATAAACCTAAATAACGGGGTGCCTACGCCCGAAATCCAACAAGAGATTAAGCACAAAATGCTTAAAAACTTGACAGGTACAGACGGGCAGAAAGTAATCGTTTCTTTTAACAATAACGCAGAGAGTGCAACAACGGTAGAAAACCTTTCGGCTTCAGATATGCCCGACCTATACAATACACTTAGTCAAGAGTGCGTGTCCAAAATCCTAGTCGGCCACAATATTACTAGCCCTTTAATGTTTGGAATAGCTAATAAGAATGCGGGATTCTCAAGTAATGCCGATGAGTTAGAAAGTTCTTTCGTTTTATATAACAATCTTTATATATTACCGATGCAAGAGATGTTGATAGACGCATTTGAAGACATACTAGCGTACAATGATATAGCTTTAGACCTATTCTTTAGAACCCTAAAACCTTTAGAATTTACAGACAAAGAAGATAGAGGACAAGAGAAGGAGAAAGAAGAGGAAGAAGAGACTAAATTAAGTAAGCAAAATGACCAAGACGAAGACGTATTAAGTGCGTTAGAAGGTTCGGTTATGGATGAGGAGTTTGAAGAGTTAGAATCTAGGAAGTATTCAGAGGATAACGAAGACTTAAAGACTTGGGCGGATAGTATCGAAGCTAAAAGAAAAAAGAGTCTCTTAGAACGTCTATCTAGCGTTGTTAAGTCTAGACCTAGTGATTCGTCACAGTTAGATAAATCTATCTACAAGGTAAGATACAGATATGACGAGAAATACGCTAAAGAAACATCTAGAAAGTTTTGTAAACAAATGATGTCTAGAACTAAAAACGGTGTAGTTTATAGACTAGAAGATATAGACAAAGCGTCTAGAACTTTAGATTTTAAGGGTGCAGAGTTACCAATGCATAAGGGTCAAAAATTTGACATTTTCCGCCTGAAGGGCGGTGTTAACTGTTCCCATTATTGGTCGGAGGTTCTGTACAAAAGAAAAAAGAATAAAGATGGAAGCTATAAAGATGACAAGGCACTATCTTCAAATGAAGAAGTTAAGAAGATACCTAAATCATATAAACCAACTCCGAGAGGCAGACAAAGAGCAGAAAAAGTAGAATCTGACAGAGCAGATAAAGGACATCACCCAAATTACGGTAAATAATGGAAGCGTTACTAATTACAAGACAAGATATAGTTAAATATTCAAACCTTAACGGGAATATTGACTCTGATAAAATGCTAAACTTTGTGAAGTTGGCTCAAGATATACACCTAGAGAGAATACTAGGCACTGACTTACTAAACAGGATTAAATCAGACATTATAGCGGGAACGTTAACGGACCCATACCTAACACTTCTAACGAAGTACATTAAGCCGATGTTAATACATTACGCTTTAGTTGAGATAATCCCCTTCAACGCTTATCAGATAGCTAACGGAGGTATTTTTAAACACAATTCTGAGAACTCTGATAGCGTATCAAAGAATGAGGTTGATTTCTTAATGGAGAAGTACAGAAAAGTAGCAGAGCATTATACTGAGAGATTTCAGAAGTATATGTCTTTCAATGGTTCAACATTCCCCGAATGGAATAGTAACTCAAACGAAGATATTTACCCTGTACAAGATACTCCTTTTAGTGGTTGGGTGCTATGAGTTACAAGCCAAAAGAGAAGAATATAAAGAGTTTACAAGCATATTTAAAGAAAGAAAATGAGCGACAAAAAGATAAGTCAATTAACATCAAAAAGTAGCAACCTAGAGACTACCGACATATTTGCAATAGCAGAAGACGACGGAAGTGGCGGTCACGTTTCTAAAGGTATTACAGGTGACGAAATTAAAAAGGCAATTACTGAGGTTTCTCACAATGCTCAAACGGGAACTGCCTATACTCTAGTCATAGGAGATAGAGATAAGTTGGTAGAGATGGATAACGCCTCTGCCAATACGCTTATAATACCAACCAATGCGTCAGTAGCTTTTCCTATAGGAACTCAGATTCTTATAGTACAAAAAGGTGCGGGTCAAACAACTATATCGGCAGATACAGGCGTAGTAGTTTACTCTGAAGATTCAAAGGTTAAAACAGTTGGACAATACGCACTAGCTACATTGATTAAATGTGCTTCTAATACTTGGTATTTAGGAGGTAATTTAGAACAATAATATGTTTTTAGCTACACACGGAATACTAAGTACAACTAGCGACCTATATTTACCCTGGTCTAATGATGTTTATTCGTTTGACTATGACGGTTCACTAGACTACATCAACGTAGGTAATGACCCCTTATTGAACTTTGAGAAAGACGATACATTCTCATTGTCTTGTTGGTTTAAGTGCAGTTCATCGAGTAACTTTCAAACGTTAATAAGTAAGGTTAATTCATCTAATCAAGGTTATTACATGGGTATATCCTCAAATGGTAAAATGTTGCTAGTATTAAGAGATTTAAGTGGTAATGTTTTTTATGGATTTACAAACGAAGAGTTCGATGACAACCAATGGTATCACGTTCTAGCGGTATATGAAGGAGGTAACAATGTTTCAAATATAAGTATATACGTAGACGGAATAAACCTATTTTTAATTAGAGTAGGAACTTCTTTGACGGGTACTATACAAAACTCTAGCAACGTTCAGATAGGTGCTAGAAATGGTGTAGACATAATTAACGGTTTAATAGACGAACCCGCAATTTTTAACACAACTTTAGGCTCGTTAATGTATGGAACAGGTTCTGTATCAGATATTACACAACTTAACCCAAAAGGTTGGTGGAGAGCAGAAAACGCAACTTTCAACGGCTCTAATTGGATTATAAATAATGCGTACAAAAAGGGGTTTAATGGAACATCGGTATCAATGACATCGGGTTCTAGAGTTACAGATATACCAACATAAACAAATGAAATATATAATAATTAATTCAGAGAGATTAGAAACTCTAGACCTTAGCGAACTACCACATCATACAAAAGAAACCGTTAGAAGGTCTCTAAATGGTCTTAAATGCGTTTTAAAGTTTGATATTAAACCTAGCTTTGTAACTTCAGATATGACAATCTACACAAAAGAGCAAATATTAGAAATAGTTTCGGGTTCTGAGTGGGCTTTAGAGACTGACGGTATATAAAAAAACCCCTCCGATTATGAAGGGGTCTAAAACTTAACACTTGAAAAACACAGTTCAAATATACGTAGGTTAATTCCTACTTTAACAACGTGTTGAAAACTATATAAAAATAGGTTTTAATTCGTGAGTATCTGAGTCTTTAAACGATTCTAAAACAAATCCTCTGCGACCTTTCTTAAAGTTGTTCTGCACCCACATAGAACTAGGTGACAAAGCGGGGTAATTAAAGTAAAAGAAGTCATCCGTAGTACACATATCAAATAACGCCTGGTGTGAATCTCCTTTCTTAAATACTATCTTATTAGCATGTTTATAAACATCGTTTTGCTTCAAGTATTGGTCAATCTTCTCAACCCCTTTAGGGTCTAAATGTGGCTTAAAACCAAACTTTAAAGAAGTATCATCTTTACCGTGAGTAATAACAAAGCAAGTGTTATCCATGTAGTAATGGTTTATGAACTTATTGTAGTTATTAACCTCAATATATGGGTACTTAATATCGCAAATATCTTTAAACGCTTTATTCACAAAGTAGCCAAACGAACCCGCGTGATTATCATTGCAAATATTGTTTACCATAATATTGGTATAGTAAGGTGCTAGACCGTCTATCAATCTCATCTTGAACTCTAGTGCAACATCAAACGCTTCTTCGTTACTCATATTCTGAGGTAATGCATGTCCACCTCTAGTTGTTTGTTGGTTGTAGCCATCTAAGAAATCTCCTAGTTCGTCAATGATTAGCGTACTAGACTTTTGATTGTCTATGGTAGCTTTAATCATCTTGTCACAACTAGATAACGCGTGTATCTTATCCCAAGTCTCCGAGTACATAGCTTTGTCATCGGGGTTGGTGTCCATACCGATATGAACGTCTGTGTACGTCAATGTATCAAAGTCATTTTCCGTCTTAATAATAGGAACGTAAACACTATCCACCTCTACAGGTTTGATATGCTTCTTAACTATCTCTTCTAGGTCGAAACTCATAACCTCTGACTCTGC